AAAGAGGACCGTGACAACACCTCTGGCTACAACTGTAGCTACCTCCCGGTAGATGACCCTAAGAGCTTTGACGAGGCTATGTTCATCCTGCTCTGTGGTACGGGTGTAGGCTTCTCTGTAGAGCGTCAGTACATCTCCAAGCTGCCAGAGGTTCCAGATACCCTCTTCGACAGTGAGACGACCGTAGTGGTCAAGGACAGCAAGGAAGGTTGGGCTAAGTCTTTCCGTCAGGTTCTCTCTCTCCTGTGGGCTGGTGAAATCCCTAAGTGGGATGTCTCTAAGGTACGTCCTGCTGGCGCTAGACTTAAGACCTTTGGTGGTAGAGCTAGTGGTCCTGCACCTCTGGTGGACCTGTTCAACTTCGCTGTCGCTACCTTCAAGAAGGCACAGGGTCGTAAGCTGACCTCTCTTGAGTGTCACGATCTGATGTGTAAGATTGGTCAAGTTGTAGTGGTAGGCGGTGTACGTCGCTCTGCTATGATTAGCCTGTCTAACCTGTCTGATGACCGGATGCGTCATGCTAAGTCTGGCAACTGGTACGACATTGAAGGTCAACGTGCCTTGGCTAACAACTCTGTAGCTTACACTGAGAAGCCAGATGTAGAGTTGTTTATGAAAGAGTGGATGGCTCTTATTGAATCTAAGTCTGGTGAGCGTGGTATCTTCAACCGAGTAGCATCCAAGGCACAGGCAGCTAAGAATGGCCGCAGAGACCCAGAGTGGGAATTTGGCACCAACCCCTGCTCAGAGATCATCTTGCGCCCGTACCAGTTCTGTAACCTCACAGAGGTTGTAGTACGAGCCACCGACACCATTGAAACCCTCTCTGAGAAGGTACGTCTAGCTACCATCCTTGGGACCATTCAGTCTACCTACACCAATTTCCCATACCTGCGTAAGGTCTGGAAGAAGAACACAGAGGAAGAGCGTCTGCTTGGTGTCTCCCTCACGGGGATTATGGACAACCCTCTTATGACCAGCAAGAACGCTGGATTGGAGAAGACCCTTGAACATCTACGAAGTGTCGCTGTTAGCACTAACGCAGAGTGGGCCGACCGTCTTGGTATCCCTCAGTCAGCAGCCATCACCTGTGTTAAACCGTCTGGGACGGTATCTCAGTTGGTTGATTCTGCCAGTGGTATCCATGCTCGCCATTCTGAATACTACATCCGCACCGTAAGGGGTGACAACAAAGACCCTCTGACCACCTTTATGAAGGATCAGGGCATCCCCTCAGAGGCTTGTGTAATGAAGCCTGATACCACCACTGTCTTTAGCTTCCCGGTACAGGCACCAGAGAATTGTGTCACTCGTAACGATATGTCAGCCGTAGAGCAGCTTGAGACTTGGCTTGCCTACCAACGTCATTGGTGTGAGCATAAGCCTTCTGTGACCATCACAGTCCGTGATGAGGAATGGCTTGAGGTTGGTGCCTTTGTCTACAAGCACTTTGATGAAATGTCTGGTGTATCTTTCTTGCCACACTCTGACCATACCTACCAACAGGCCCCCTACCAAGAGTGTAGCAAAGAAGAGTATGAAGACCTTCTCGCTGTAATGCCAAAGTCTATTGACTGGGCAGGTCTGGCGTTGTATGAAGCAGAGGATAATACTTCTGGCATGCAGACTATGGCTTGTTCAGCAGATAGCTGCGAGATTGTGGACATTACATGATTAACGTCGTTCTAAAACATCACTGTGGTAGCGACCTCACTACGGTAAACTCGGCTCGGGTCTCCTTCGCTAAGGAGTCCGATGCCCTTTCTTCCAAGGATGAGAGGCTGATCCACTACCTAGCAGAGCATGAGCATACGTCCCCCTTCGGTCATGCCTTCGTGACCTTCAAGGTGGATGCTCCTGTCTTTGTAGCCCGACAACTGGTGAAGCATAAGTTCTTACGCTGGAACGAGGTGAGCCGTAGGTATGTTGATGAAGAGCCTGACATCTATAGTCCTGACTTCTGGCGTACACGGCCTGACAACAAGAAGCAGGGTTCAGGTGATGCCTTTGAGCGAGACCACCAACAGTTCCTGCAACAGCAGTATGTAGAAATCATGGATCGTGTGCTGTACATGTACGAATACATGACTGCCTATGGCGTAGCACCAGAGCAAGCTCGTATGATGCTGCCACAGTCCATGATGACCTCTTGGTGGTGGTCTGGTAGCCTTGACGCCTTTGCCGACATGTGTAAGCTACGACTTGGACCTGACAGCCAAGCAGAAACCCGAGAGGTAGCAATACAGATTGCAGAGTACATGACAGACCTGTTCCCTGTATCTTGGAAAGCTCTAATGGAGAAGACTTAATGGCTTGGACTATTATCACTCAACCCAACTGTCCTGCATGTCAACAGGCAAAGAGGGAACTCAGCCTCTCAGTAAGACCCTATGTAGAGGTTGACATCACTGAGTACAAAAACCAATATATCAAGAACCTGATGAAGTGGTCAGGACTTGACACAGTGCCTCAGATATGGAACCATGAAGGTGACTACATCGGTGGCTATAAGGAACTGCAAGAATATGAGTAAGAATTACGCTAAGTTTGACCAAGAGCGGTACGATAAGTTTGATGGCAAAGCCAAGAATGCCCTAGTCAGCTACCTTGAGCAAGAGGGCCACTCAATCAAACGTGTCAAGGAAAACTACCTTGCTGATGTAGTGTCAACAAAAGACGGGGAGACCTTCTACAGTGAAGCAGAGATCAAAGCAGCTTGGAAAGAGAGTTGGCCAGAGGACTGGAAAGACCTCCGCATTCCGGGGCGGAAGGCACGGCTCTTACAGAAACACGCAACGATCACGTTCTTCGTATTTCGCAGTGACCTCCAAGAGTGTTGGATTGTCAAAGGGGAGCAACTGACATTAGATAGCCTCAAAGAAGCCTATGGTCCTAAGATCAGCAAAGGCGAAATGTTCTTCCATATTCCTGTAAAAGAAGCGAAGTTAATTCGACATGACGAAAACGGCTGGACGGAAATCGTCCAAGAAGATGCAGCACCACAAAAGACCACCACTGGAGCCAAAAACCGAAAGACAAAAGCTGTATCTGAACGCACTGAAGACCAGTCCACAGACGATAGTTCTGGGACCAGCGGGGACGGGTAAGACCTATATAGCGGCCAGTTACGCTTCTCAGATGTACCTTGATAAGGTCATCGACAAGATTGTTATAACTAGGCCGCATGTCTCTGTAGGGAAGGATATAGGGTATCTGCCCGGTGGTGTACTTGAGAAGGCTACACCTTGGGCTATGCCCACTCTGGACGTACTAGAGCAGTGGATGGGCAAGGGTGTCCTTGATACCTCCCTGAAGAATGGCAACATAGAGATAGCCCCACTAGCCCTGATGAGGGGTAGGAGCTTTGAGAACAGTTTCATCATTGTTGATGAGGCTCAAAACATTACCACCCATGAGATAAAAATGCTGTTGACACGGGTGGCAGAAGGGTCTAAGATCGTCCTTAATGGTGACGTTCAGCAGTCTGACCTGAAGGACGCCAATGGTCTAGCAAAGATCGTTGAGCTAAGTCAGAGATACGCTGTGAATGTACCAGTTATTGAGTTTACGATTGACGACGTAGTAAGGAGTGAAGTATGCAAGCAGTGGATTTCGATATTCATGCAGGAAAAGATTTAGACGACGAGGGCTTTCAGTTAACACACCCAGACCTAAACAACACTGACAATCTCGTAGTAAAGCCTAGCCACTACACGCAGTACAAGATAGAGCCTGTTACGTTTATCATGGAGAACAGGTTGTCCTTTGAGATTGGCAACATTGTAAAGTATGCCTGTCGAGCAGGGGACAAGTTGTATCCCGGTCAGGACTATACTCAGTCTCGTATCACTGACCTACGCAAGGTCATGCGCTACGCAGAAATGGAAATAAATAGATTAGAGGGTAAAGACGTGTTATGAGGATTTTGCTCACACTTGTTGGTTTGTTGTTTAGCACTGTAGCTGTAGCAGACCCTACAGGGAAGGCTATTAACGACATCAGGGATATAGCTTCCCTTATTGCAGCAGACTTTAACAAGTGTGGTGTGGTCCGTATGGAACGAGCTATCGACTATCTTGGTGCTATGTCTACTATCATAGCCACAGAGAACCCTGATGTAGACCCTAAAGAGCTTGAGCTAGGACAACTGATGTTCTTTGAGGAAGCCTACACCATTGCCAATAAGTTTATCGAGGCGAACGGTTGTGACAGTATGAACCAGTTGATAGACCGTTTCTCCGAGGGCATGAACTACACAAAGTACGTGTGGGACTTCTACACTCCACTGGAGGCTCTATGAAGGCATACAAATTAGAGAAGTTCAGGAAGCTCGTAGAAGACTCTGATATGGTGTACGGTACAGTTAGCCTTAATGCTGCTGTCAGAGTGCCTGTCAGGATCAGGAAGAAGACCTTGCTCAAGTATCTCGATGAGGTAGCTCCCGGTACTTGGGCTAATGAGCTTGTGATCTATGCAGAGACAGGGACCAGTCCCAAGGGAAATAAGACCCTGAAGCTGGTCTAGTAGTTCGCCGTTGATTTGTAGAAGACAGTATGCAGGACTCGGGGGCAGTACCCGACACCTCCACCAACTTCCTATGGGGGTGAACTAGGATCGACTGGTGCTTGATGCTACAATGAGGCAACCGAGTGGTTCCGTAAGAACCAACCTTTATAAGTGCTAACAACTATGTTGCACCTTCCGTCGCTATTGCAGCGTAACTAGCCCGTAAGGGCGGGTCATCCTTCTTTGAAGGATACGGACGGGCCTCTGGGGGGGCCTTGGAACAGAAGGGAGCTTCGGCTCCCACCCACTATAACTATAATAAGAGGAAAATATGAAGAACTTCTTAATCGCAGTGTCTGTCATGGTCGCTAGTATGGCCACTGCACAAGACGCCCCCTCCGTAGGAAATACCTACGTAGAGTTGGGGACTACCTTCGAGAATGAGACCACACTTGCCATTGGTACAGGTGTAGGCTCTGGCGCTCTAG